GGGACAGCGTGCAGACTTTATCGCAGTAGCACAAGGTGAACTTGGTGTTATTGAAGGACCTAAAGATAATGAAACAAAGTATGGTCATTTTACAAAGGCTAACTTCCAACCTTGGTGTGGGTCATTTGTAAACTGGTGCGCTAACGAAGTTGGTTTGAAGATTCCTAACTGTGTGTATACACCAGGTGGAGCCTCAGCCTTTATGAAAAAGAACCAATGGGAAAAGGCAAGCGATGATGCTCAGCCACTTCCAGGTGACATAGTGTTCTTTGACTTTCCTAATGATGGTGTAGATAGAATCTCACATATTGGGATTGTAGTCAAGGATAACGGAGATGGTACCGTGACTTGTATTGAGGGCAACACTGCTCCAGACAAGAAGGGGGACCAACGTAACGGAGGGCAAGTATGCCTGAAGGTACGTGCATTCAAGAAGAAGAATGGTTCTAAATTGAGAAAGTCTCAAGTCGTTACCGTAGTTGGTTTCGGCAAGCCAGTCTTTAAATCTTAAGGAGAAAACAATGAAGGCAAAACTAATCGCAATCGCTAGCACATACTTTCGTGCAGCATTCGCAGCAGTGACAGCACTATACCTAGCAGGAGAGACAAGCCCAAAGGCTTTGGCTTCTGCAGCACTAGCAGCAGTCGCAGGTCCCGTACTGAAGGCTTTGGATTCCAATAGCCCTGAGTTCGGACGCGGTTCAAAGTAACCTAGAGTACCGATTATACGCCTTCTAAGGCGGTTTTAAGACACTGAGACCCCTGGGTCATAGAGAAATCTATGGCTTGGGGGTCTTTTTGTCATTTCTTCTTAAGCCATAACTGGTAATCTTGATTGAGAAGTTCGTACTGTCCTGCGTATTCATCTAAGAAAGCATCAATGGCTGGTCTAGGCGTCAAGTGTGGTTGCATACCTTGACCCCATAAGTAATCATCAAAGGCTAGGATTCCTTCTGACTTAAGACATTGCCACGCATTGAAGGCATCACGGGCTACTTGCTTGGTGGTGTGGTCTCCGTCAATATAGATGAAGTCATACTCACTTTTGTTACCAGCAAAGTATTCGTTACTGGTCATACGTAAACGTACCGCTGACTTCAGCGCACTGATGCGTTTGTCGTAGTACTCAAGTACCTTTTCAAAGTCTATCTGCTCGTGCTCTCGCTCATCTGAGCCTTCCCAAGTGTCAACATCGTAGAGGTATGAAGTCTCGTCAGTCAGGATATTCTCACACAACCAGATACTGGCATCGCCAGTGAAGACACCTATCTGCAGGAACTTAAGGTCGGGTTGACCTGCTAGGTGGAGTAGGTGATTCTCAAAGTTGTATTGCTGCCCAACAAACCAGTTGGGATATTTCGGCGTGTCGTTTTCCATTAAGTGTTCCTGTCTGTGTATAATTAATTATATAATAACATATATAATATATATAGGCGCGGAGCGCCTTATATAATAATATATATATATTATATACTACAATAGATTTATATAGTTCTCCTGTGTTAGAGTACTCTCCTGTCCTCCGCAGGAGGACTATATAAAACAACTTAGACAGGAGCAGAATATGTTCTTTTGGAAAAAGAATGAAGACCTAGCAGTACGATTTGTACTAGAAGCAATCGCAGACCTTGAAGATGCAATTGAGAAACTTAACGAATCAATCAAAGAAGTTCGTGAAGATGTAGATTATCTAATGGAGTTTGTAGAAAACAATGATTAAACTGGATTCTTACGAACTTCCAGAGCACATATCCTACTCAGCATTTACAACTTACCTTACCTGTGGTTATCAGTACTACCTAGGTAGATTACTCAAGGTACCTGAAGAGCCAAGCATCTGGTCAGCAGGTGGACGTGCGTTCCACTACGCAGCAGAGTTGTATGACTATGACAACTAATCCTTTATGGGCTAAGGCTTGGGCTAAAGAAACCGAAGGACTTAACCTAGATACAGCACGCCGTGCTGGACGAGCAACAAAAGAAAATCCCAACAAAGAAGATGCAGTATGGTGGGACACCAATGGTTCCAAGTGGGTAGATAACTACATCTCTTGGCGCAAGAATAATCCTGATTGGAAAATCTGGACAACACCTCAAGGGGCTAAGGCTATTGAATTAGAACTTAACCCTGTAATTGCTGGCGTACCCGTGAAGATGTTTATTGACAGAATTTTTGAGGTTAATGGACAACTTGTGATTGTTGACCTCAAGACATCACGTGCACGACCAACGTCCGACCTTCAACTTGGCTTCTACAAAGTAGGAGTTGAGATGATGCTAGGAGTGAAAGTCAATCTAGGCAACTACTGGATGTCTCGTGAATCGGGGACAGGAGAGATGATTGACCTGAGTAGATATACACAGGACACACTTGAATACTTTGTTGATGGCTTTGACAAAGCACGCAAGGCTGGTATATTTCTACCGAACCTACAATCGTGCAATTTCTGTGGACTCACAGAACATTGCCAATTCACAAAAGGAAAATAAATGGCTATAGAAGATTGGAAGTTACAGGTATCTATCAAGACTCCTGTTGGCGACTTAATTAATATCCGTGCTAATACATCAGATGAGTTGTCAGTATTGCTAGAAGGCATTGCTGATTTCTCTACACAAATTGCAGCCACGCAGAAGTTGATTGCTGGTGCATACAACGCATCCCCTTTGGGGACCACTGGTTCAACAGTAGAATCGCAGCCCGCTCCTACTTACTCAACCGCCCAGACTCAGCCTCCGTCCGCTGGGGCGGGAGGGATGTCAACTCCAACTTGTCAACACGGAGCACGCATCTTCCGTTCGGGAACAAGCAAGACAACGGGGAAACCTTACGCGTTCTGGGCTTGCCCAACACCGCAGGGGACACCCGACCAATGCAAGCCAGCGAACTAATACAACAGACGCTGATGTAAGAATTGGTAGAGGGGCAGTTATTCAGGGGAAGGTGACTGCCTCTCTTCCAACTTAAGACAGGAGATGTAATGAGAACTTTAGTAAGAAGTGTAGGAAGAGCAGACATCGGTGGAGAACCGTTGCCCTCTGTGTTCCGTGCATTTGAAAGTAACAAAATAGTATTTCGTAGAGCAGAAGTATCTATGCTCGCTGGTACCCCAGGTGTCGGAAAGTCCACTCTAGCACTGGCTTTAGCCCTTAATATGAAGGTGCCTAGTCTGTATATATCTGCAGATACCAACGCACACACAATGGCTATGCGTCTTGCATCAATGATTAGTGGTAAGAATCAAACTGATGTTGAGAAGTTAATGGATACAGATACTGGTTGGACTAAAGCAATCCTTGCTAAGGGTAGCCACATCGTGTGGTCATTTGAATCTTCACCTACCTTGCAAGATATAGATGAGGAAGTCCAAGCCTTTGAAGAACTATGGGGTTGTCCACCTGTTGCTATCTTCGTTGATAACTTGATGGACATAGCCACTGATGGTGGCGAAGAGTTCGCATCTATGCGTGCCATTATGAAGGAGTTGAAATACCTTGCTCGTGCTACTAATGCTGCTATCATTATTTTGCATCACACTTCTGAGGCTGTACTTGGTAATCCTTGCCAGCCTCGCTCGGCTCTTCAAGGCAAAGTCGCTCAACTTCCCGCTCTTATTTGTACTCTTGGAGTCGTCGGCACTTCTATGGCTGTTGCTCCTGTAAAGAATAGATATGGTCGTGCCGATGCCAACGCTAACCTAACTTGTTGGCTATCATTTAACCCTGAGTTTATGTTTATGTCAGACATACCAGAGAACGGTGGATGAAGTGATTAGAGAAGAAGAAGATGATATGACGCAAGAAGTGCGTCAGTTGATTATGCTTGAAGTTAGACTAGAACTTGATAAGTACATCTCCAAGATTGAAGCAGCACGTGTACCAGTAACAGATGACTGGACTGATGGTGTTAACAATGGTCTTGAGTGGGCTGCACGTATCTTGCGTAAGGATAAGAGTGCATCCTAAATGTGGGAGTACTCGCTTACCCTACAAGAAGAAGGCATTGTTACTGAGGTAGGTTATCAGCGACAGAAGCCTTACTTCGGAGACCCAACGCGTAATGTAAATTATTCAGAGGGCGACCTATGGGAACTATGGC